ATGTACGAATAGGCCGTTGCGTTCTCGGTCGCCGTGAAGTTGTTGATGACGTAATCAAGCTCCGGGATGCTGATCGGAACGACCTGATAGCCTTGCAGCGTGCATACCTGCACTTGACCGCTGAAGTTGCGCCCGAGGAACGCGATTGATGGCCCTAGCCTTGCAATCGACTGGCGAGCAGCAAGGCCCCATTGCTGCGCCGCAGATCCGACCCAGGCGTAAGGCTGTGCCGCGTCTTCAGTGACGCCCCAAAACTCTAGGCTTGTCTCACCGAACAATAGAAGATTGCCGTTCAGCGCATACACCGCCACGAGCCGATCCGGGTTCGCCTCTGCGGTCGCGAAGTTAAGCGAAGGCCATGTCGTTGCGTACAGGTCGGACCAGCGGAACTGCCCGGTGTTGGGCACCTCAACCACCATGCGTCCGGCAAGGAAACAGCAGGTACGCGCGCCGTTCGGAAAGTCAGGATCGACAATGGTCGAAAACGTGCCCGTCCCCACGTCGTAGTAGTAGCCCTGCGAGCCGTCCACCATCAGAATGCGCGTCCCGTCGTCGGCCATGTTCACCGGCCCGGCAAGGGTCGAAAACGTCCCGATTTCAGTCACGCCGCCCGCAGCGTTCACCTGATACAACTTGTCGTATTGAGCCGCGTACAGGAATTCCACAAGGCTGACTGTGTGCATGCCGCGCACGGGCGTCGCGCCCAGGTCCACGAACGGGACAAGGCCCGGCGTCGGGTAGTACGCTACACGGCATTTGTCCTGCTCGAACTGAATCTCCGCATAGAGATTGACGCGCCGCTGCGCCGTCACGTTAGGGCTCTTGCCCTGCACGCCGAGTCCGAACAGTTGAATAGGCTGCGTCATACGTAGCCGTCAGAAGTGATGTCGTAGACGACAGACGGACGCAGGAGCGCCTTGTCTACCTGCGTAATGACGGGCTGTGAATTCAGGCGCTTGACGTTCGCCAGGGACTTCATTGCAATTCGAACAACCTCGCGCGAGGGCACCTTGTTGAACATTGGGGCAGCCTCTACGGCGAGGTTGTAGATAATTGCTCGCGCATATCCAGGCGCAAGGACAAAGGCATCGGCAATGTCGGAGAAAGACTCAATCTCGGAGTACACGTTCATATGCAGCGTGTACGCAGACGATAGCGGCATTGGGAAGACGTTGACGGTACCTAGCGGTACTGCCGCATCGTAGAACAGTTTTCGAGGGACGCCCGTCATCCCCTTATACGGGATCAAGTCCCACTGCACTTGTCCGAGGATGTCCATCGGATAGTCCGCATTGCTGTAACGGACGAATGCATCCTCGATCTTCGTCGGGCGTGCAACATTGATCGCGCCGCCGGAGCCAATAGTGTACGACTGCACGCTGCCGGAAAGCGTGTGCGTGATATGCGTCAGAGACGTGATCGACAGACGCTCAAGGCGCCACGAGTCCAGCATCAGGTTGAGCGCATCCAGTCCGTCGTCCATCTCTGATGCGGTCAATGTATCCTGCGTCCCGAGAACGAGGATCAGTCCGTATGCTTTGCGGATCAGATCTCCGGCAGTCGTCGTCGCCATCTATCTACCTCGTGATCTTCGGGCGCCCACGCTTGCGGCGGATGATTGGCAAAGGCTTGCACTCAACCTCTGCAACCTGCACAGGCTCCGGGATGGGCTCCTCGTGAGAGATCCACCCCGGACCCAATGCAGCAGCCTGCGACTGATTCCACACGCGTACACTCGCATTCCCGCGAACGCTGTGCAGAGTCTTCGGCCACATGGCCTAGAACGCCGTCAATCCGGCATCCGGCCGGACGACCAAGAAGTAAAACGATTGATTGCCAGGATCAATAGGGGCCGCCGTCACGTTCGCGAACGTCATGGCGATTCGATCCGGTGATGTTCCGGCGCGACACGTACACATCACAAAGCCCGCGTCGTGAGTGATCTTCACCCCGAAGATGAGATCTCCGGGCATGATGCCGCTCACGACAATTTGATCTTCCCGACTTGTTTGGGCGCCCAAGCTGGCAGGATTGTACGAAATCGGTCCGATCAGTTTCGCCTTATCGACGTTGCCCTCGGCCAAAATGTTTCCAGTAGCCATTTCTCTATTCCTCGATCAATGCGACATCATCCTCGCGGATGAAGACGTAATCTTTTCCGGAGTCGCGCACAGGACGAACGCATGAGTCCGAAAACTGCACCACATTCCCCAGGTCTACGCCAGTCACGTCCGGCCCTCTTGCTACCACCTTGCCGCGAGTGATCGCAGTAATGGGAGCGTTCGGAGAATCAATCCGGAAGGTCGTCTTGTCAGACGGCACCCAGAGGCCGTTACACATAGCCTCCGGCATGATTGGCTCAATCAAGAGTCTGTTTTGCAGTGGTCGAATCATACGTGTCCCTGTGCGTGTCCTTGTGCCAACTATTAGCCCGTGATGCGGCAGGCAAGCTCGGCACGTTGCGCGAGATAGCCGTACAGCACATCGAAACGGGCGGGGATGTCGTCAGTCCCGATGCGGTACTGACGCACGTAGCGCAGCGAGATCCCGTCCATGACTTCGCGGGCCGACTCGTGAACACCCTCCGGCATCACCAGATCCGCCGTCACCATCGTGAAGGCGTCCTTGTGATAGGCGACGTTCTGCGCGTATGTCGTGGATGCAGAGCCAACGAACGTCAGCGCAGTATTGTCCGGGATGTCCGCCGAGATGTTATGACGCGCGCCAGTCTTGTACAGCGCAGGCGCAATCGACACGTTACCAGCACCGCCAGCGTAGTCCGCCGTACAAACAAACTGCATCAGTTGCCCAGTATTCGCCTTCGTCTCCGGGTTCACGGAGTTGACGCCCGCGATGGTGAATACCTCGCCCCGCTTGATGGTACCGGTACCGGTATCGACTGCCAGAGTGGTCGCACCATTCGTGATTCCAGCCGGCGTGTTCGTCTGATACGAGGCACGAGCGCCGGTCGTCAGGTTGGGCAGCGACTGCGTCATGTAGATCTCGCGGAATCCGAGGATGTTGGTCCCCATCATCCCCTCGCGGAAACGGTCTGCCGTGTCCTGAGTCGGGTTGAACAGGCCCTTGAGACCATCCACGAGAGACGCATTCGCAGAGGGCTCCAGACCGCAATAGCGCGGGGTCATCGGCGCTGCGAGATAGTTCATCTTCGTATGCGCATCGAGCAGCGTCTTGGCAGTCGCTGGCGTGGTACCTGCCGTACCTACCAAGTTGTAGACATCGAAGATCGAGTTGGCAACGTCGTTGTCCACTGCGGACGCAAGCACCGACATGGCCGGCTCACCGATTCGCATCATGAAGTCCTGAATGGACATCGTCAGTTCTGCGGAGGTGAACGACGTATCGACGTGCTTCTGCGTCGCGACCGTCAGCGTGGTGCTGATTTCCGTCGTGTCCTGATCGGACAGCGCCGAGCCCGTGGAAACGGTGTATTGGTTCGGCAGACGGATCTTCAGCGTGGTGCCGATCTTCGCGCCTTCCTTGGCGAATTGATCGTCATACTGCCTATTGATCGTCCGGCAAAACCGGATGTTGTTGTGCAGGATGGTCAGGACCCCGCGCGTCACAGCGGTAGGGGTAAGAATGGTATTGGTTGCCATGGTGGCTAGACTCCATTACGGCCCGTCTTCCAGACGGTCCTCGAAACGATGAATCAGCGCCCTTTGTAGAACTGCTTTCTGAAGTTCTCCGCCCACTGACCAATCGGCACATTGTCGGCAAGCGGATCGCCGCCGACTGAACGTGTGCCGACCGGCTTGATAGGGGCCGGGGCACTGCTGGCTTTTGCGGGGGTGGCAACCTTGTTTTCAAGGCGCCCGATTTCCCGCGCCTGACTCAACGGAGACAGCAAGGCGATACGCCTCGCCTCAGCCGGGTTTTTCCCGAGGTAGTACGCAAGCTCTGGCCCAATATCCGATTCCATGATGGCCTCGGACATGGCTGGCGTGACGGGGACATCAGCAGTTGCCGTGACCTCGTCAAAGTCTGCGTACTTCTCTCGGGCTGTTTCGATCTTCGCAGACCATTCGCGGACGCGCTGCTCTTGCGTTGCACGTCGCGACTTTTCCTCTTGCGCACGCTCGATATCGGCCAGACGCTTGGCTGTCGCCTGCTCCGCGCTCCATACCGCTCGCGCCTCTAGGTAGTCTTCGTAAGAATCGAAACTGTCCCGTTTCGGCTCTGCGTCTTGGCTCGCCTGCTTCGACCCCGGTTGTTCGCCATTCCTTCCGGTCAGGTGCTCAACCACTGCCAGCAAGCGCTCCTTTTCGCGCCTTTCTTCCTCTCTCTGTCGTGTCAGTTCGTCAATGCGTCTTTGGAAGCCACCTTTATGCTTCTTGGCCTCTGCGGCTGCATCGTCCGCCGGGTCCTCGTGCGAGGACTGCTCCGGAGTGGTCGTGTTCTCCGGAATCGTTTCGACCTGTTGCGACTGTTCGGGCGATAGCGCCTCGGGGGTCGATTCCTGTACTGCCGTAACTTCATCGGTCATCTTGTTTCCAAGAAGGATTGGTCTGTCATCCCGACAGTCCGTGCCCCGCGATCCGCGCGGGTGCGGTCAAATCGTTACAATCTTACCGTTTATCTTTGCCGCCAACTGCCGGCCGTTCATGATGTTGACCCATTCGACGTATGCCCCGTTGAGCAGGTCGAAAGAGTCATACCACGCCTTAGGTACCTGACTAATCCGCATGTCAGGTACGCCCGCATTCCCCCACGAGTACCACAGCACCTTTTTGGCACCCGCCGCCAAGTAATACAGCATCTGTCGCGCGAAGTAGTTGGGCTCGTTGTAGTTCGACACCATCGAGTCGCCGACCTCCGTCACCCATAGATCCTTGCTCACTCCGCTGTCCGTCATGCGCTGCTGCACCAGTTCCAGCAACTGACGGTCGCTCGCGAGGTAGGGCCTGCCACCGCGATAGATGTGGTATCCGATCACATTCGCATGGTTCTGATCGCCATTGGCGAAGAACTGCTCCAGCGTGAACCCGGCCCCGCTCACGCCATCCCAATTGCTATTCGTGATCGAGATCATCTTCACAGAGCCGCTATTAGCAAGGTTCCATGCTTGTACCGCATCCCAGATCGCTTGATTGAAGCCGATCAGGTTGGGCATCGTGTCCTTGTACGTGTTGGACACAATCGGCTCGTTCCATCCGTCAACCGCCGAAATCTTCCCCGCGTACCGATCCAGAATGAATGTCACAAACGCTGTTAGAGACGAATAGTCAACCGCTCCCGGCGTGCCAGCCGTCCCAGGACACCACGCCGTTCCCAGTCCGAGCGGATCGCTACTAGTCGGATACCTTGATCTGCTAGTAGGCGTCTCCCCGATGGCATAGATGATCTCGCAGCCGCCGTCGTATGCCGCGTTGATCTGAGAATCAAGCAAGGCAAGTACGCCCGCGCTATACACACCAGCAGAGGTCTCGATGAACTTCCATCGAGTATTCCCGTCCTGAATGCGCACGATGCCGGGCTTCTTGTAACTCAACTGATCCACGCCAGTACCACAGTTGAGCCCCATCATGCTCCGCGTGATCGTAAACGGCGTCGTCGTCACGCTCCAGATCATCGGCCTATCCCTCCCTGCCACTCCATAAAACGGATTTGGCTGAATGATCGCGGGCGCGTTCGCCACGTCAGAGGGCAGCGGGGATTGCAATGCATCCGTGTACTCCACCATCTTGTACACAGATCCGTCATACGTAATCTGAGCCACGCCACCAAGGTTTGTGCCCATTGGCAGCGTATTGCGGCCGTACTGAGAGACCGGCGTCACCGTTCTCACGTCGGCATCTTCAGAAGCTCAACCAGCATCATGGTGCTAGTGATGTTCTCCCCGGATGTGCCGTGCTGCGCAACGAAGTCCAGCAGGCATGATGCGGTCGTGTCCACGCTGCTCGTGGTAGGCGCCGTTGCAGTGCCGGTCCCGTAGATCTGCGAGGCCGGGAAATTCCTCTGCGATCCCTCGGAGTTTGCGTTCCAAACGAGCATCTGAAAGACATTCGTTGCGCCGGATGTCGTTGCATTTCCCCACACCTGCACGCCGTTCAGATACAGCCAAAAGTTCTTCGAGTTAGCACTATTCGTGTACGTGACCGCACACGTAACGCGCAGAATGCCATTAGCCCCAATCTTCGATCCCGGGATGTCAACCGTCCGCAATGATGTGGGCGACGTTATCGTGTCCGTAAACGTGATCGGGGCATTGTTTGCATACAGCACCTCGATCCCGCCTGTGCTGCGAGCAGACAGCCAATCGTTTACCAGTGCCTCTGGGTAGGTGCCAGGGGATTGATCCACGGAGAACGTTCCCGCAACCGTCGTGGCATAGAAGCGCACCCAGAAATATTCAGATACCACGTCCTGCTGAGCCGATGAGGTCGTGCCCTTCGGCCACACAGTCCATGCGGCAGTCCCGTTCTTGACGGCAGCATCCCCGGACTTCGTGTACTCAACACGAACACTTCCGCCGCTACCGGGCGTCGCCGATACCAGCGTCCCCGGATACACCTGAAACGGAACGGAGTACCCTCCGGCAGGTACTGCTATTGTCGGCATCAGGCGTTTGCCACGTCTTCGACGTACAGCACATTGAGCGCCGCACTCGCCGTCGTTTCAATGAACCGGATCGCTTTCAAATCGCCGTCGTAATAGAACGGCATTTGACCCGTTTGCAGGATCATCCCGTTAGCCGCAGTCGGGGCCGTTCCATCATCGCGGAATCGTACAGTCTGCGTCTCGGCCTGCAAGAGCACAGCATTGGGATTTGGCACCGTACCGTTGACGGGCGCAGTCGGCAGCGTCAGGCCAACAGAAGCAGACAACGAAGTGATTTTCTGATAGCCGACGACGCGGTATGTCTTACGCGGACCCATACGGGCTTTCTCCTTCGACCGGCGCCCCGGTCATAGATTCTACGTATTCCTCGATCTCTCCGCGCGCCGCGACCTTGTCGGCCTGCAATCGCGCACCTGCCAATTCGACTTCCTTGATCGCCAATTGCTTGCGCAGATCAAGTTCGCGCATCTCGGCCCGGACACGCTCGGCAGCAGCCTGCAATTCAGCCCTCTTGCCGTCTACCTCGCCCTTCTCAGATTCAATCTGCGCTTGCATCTGCGCTAGTTCTTGCGCCTTCGCATCAAGCATCTGGTTAGCCTGCTCAATCTGTTGTACGGCAGCCATGATCTGCGGGGGCATCTGCGGTTCGCCCTTCTCCTCCGCCTCCTCCGCAGTCCTGATCTCTGGCGGCAGCATCAGCTTGAGGCGTTTCGACAGTTCCTCCGCGCCCGGGATATCGAAGTTGCGCACGATGATGTCCCCAGCGCGCTGCATGAGCGTCGGATCGGACTGCGCAAGCGTCGTCATCAACTCAGCCGCCTCTTGCCGTTTGGTCGTGTACGTCGGCCCCGTCGATACGACGATGTCGTAATGCCCGACACCCAGGTTGTAGATCGACCGAATCTCGCCGGTCTCCTCGTCACGCACCTTCCGCATGGCGACAGGCTGCTCAGGATCGATCTGCGCAAAATCCTCGCTACCGTCCTCGCCAATAATCCTCGCCACACGACGCACGTCATAGACCTTCGGTGCCCACGCAACGATGATGCGGCCGGCAAACTCGACCGCTTTCGCGAGGTTGTCGATGAAGTGATACGTGCCGACATCGCCCTCACGCTGACGAGCCATGATGGCCTTGCCGCTCGTCTCGTTCGAGCGAGCGCCCAAGGATGCGTCGTACTGCCCGGTCACAGCCTTGAGGTCGTCAGCGGCTTGCAGCATGCCTTGCAGCAGGCCGGTAGGAACGTCCGCCCCTGGCTGGCGAACAGGAGGCGGAAGCGTGTTACCGTTCTCGTCAAGAACGGCGTTGTATTCCAGATAGGCGTGGTTCTTCGTGGCAGCGGATCGCCACTTGTCTTCGTACCCCTCGGCAAATCCGGCGGGTCCGACGAATGGCGCCTTGGGCACGAGCGCGACTCGTTCTGTATACGCAGTCGCCCAAAAATTGTACATGCGCTGTGCATCTTTCGCGTTGCGCACCATGCCCTTTATTACCCGCTTGCCGTCAATGATCTTTTCGACCCCGACAGCACGAACAACCGGAATCCACGGCAGATCGTACTCGCGACTCTCAAGCACCTCGGTCGCCGTGATTTTGTACCAGCAGACATAGGGCCGCTCGATGTCGCGCGACTCGACGGCAGGCAGCCCAAACGGATGCGGGTCTGACTGCACGCGCCCGTCAGCGTATCGATGGATCTTCGTGGACTTGGTTTTGACAACGTAATACTCAGCCACGCGGACGGTTTCTTCCTGCCACCACGACGCGACCGACTGACCTGCTATCGAGAAGTCCACCTCCTCGGCCTCTGGGTATTCCTCCCTGAACTCCGCGCGAGGCATGTCCTCGACGATGAACAGGAAGCGCCGATCCGATCCGGTCGGCGTCTGTATCGCAGGATCATCGACCACCAGCAGGGGATCGGCAATCTGCTTAATGTACAGATCCTGATCGATGCCGCCGTCATGCATGTAGTCAGCGAGAATGCGAAAGTACCCGTACCCGCCACCCACCTGCCACTCCGACGCATTGCAGATCGCGAATGTGGAATCGGTGTTGTTCCATACGTGCCGCACCAGCCCGGAGAACACCTCAGCAGTGTCCGGATCGGCATCGTCATCAACGGGCCGCACCTTCGCCTGCGGCGGATTCTGGCGGATCTCGTTCGTGACCTGCGATACGTGCTGCGGCACACGATTGATCGTCAGCATCGGGCGTTTGTCGTCTCTGCGCTGCGCCGCCGCCCAATCAGGCCACTGCCAGTTATTGTCCGCATCGCCCAAGAGAAACTTCATATCCTCGCGGGCTGCCTCTCGCACGTCAGACCAATAGCCCCACGCGCGCTCGAACCGCTTGAGCGCAGTAGAGATGATGTCCTTGTCGTCGGACTCGCTCACGCCATCCATGCGCCTTCCCCGTAGTGAGCCGGAGCCACTTCCTTACGCTGCACGATAGGCTTGGCACGCCGCGCGCCTTCGCAGGCATAGCGCAGGCTGTCGATCACGTGGTTGTCCTTGTCCGACAGCACAGGCAACACGTTTCCAGTCAAATCGTCCACCTTATATGCGTACATGGTCAGTTCATCGATTGTGTGCTTGCATCGCGGGTGAACAACGATATCGAATGCCTTTAGGAACTCTATTCCCTCTTCCAACGAGCGCGCGCCCTTGATGGCAGGTACGAGCTTCTTAAAGCCGTTGCGCTGCATGTAGCTGATGGTCTCGGGCCGAGACGAGTCCGCCACGATCGGCCACTTCTCCGAGTCTGGCACGGTCATGAACAGCGTAGGCAGCATGTCGATCTCGCAACCGACCATGTATGCCTCGTGCGTGATATAGAGCGTGCGGCCCACGATGGCGCACTGCACGAGAACAGAGGGATCGATGCTGAAGCCCCAATCCGCGCCCTGACGCAGCGTCCAAGTCGGATCAATGTCGAACTCTTCGACTCGCCAGTTGTGGAAGACTCGCGCGTTGCTGTGCGTCAGGTACTCGCCTTCCCAGACCCATCGGAACTTTTCGGGATCGCGCTTGCGGTCCGACTCCAGTTCGCGCCGCATCTCTTCGGACAGGAACGGGTTGTCCCGGTACGACGTGCGCACGACGATGGAATTGGGCGGAGGCTCGTCACCTCTCAGGAGCTTGTCTACCGGGTCTTCCGGGCTCTCAGGGTTCCAAGAAAACCACAGTTGCGATCCAGGCTTACGGATCGTCGGACGCAGGATGGTGAGTGACTTGTCGGACGCACGATGCGCCTCTTCAAACCATGCGATATCGAACGACTCAAGCGACTTGATGCTGTCCGCCGTGTGGTTCTGCATACCTTCGAAGATGGTCACGCCGCCTGATTTGGACTTAATGATGCGATCCTGCACTTCGAAGTAGAAGCCCGCGTTCATGCCCTCGATCTTCGACTCCAGCAGCTTCTTAACCGAGAACTTCAGGTCCTTCTGGACTTCCCGCAAGCACACCGCGTCCACCTTGCGCACGATGTGCTCTTCTACCAGCAGCGAGGCAAAGAAGTGCGACTTGCCGGAACCACGGCCCCCGTATGCGCCCTTGTAGCGCGCAGGCTGAAGCAGAGGCACATACGCTCGTGGCGTAGGCAACTCAAGCTTCACTCGGACCGTCCACGATTACGCGGCGCACTTCCTGAACTTGGATCGCGCCGCCATCCTTGCCTGTGTGTTCAGTGCGGGCAAGCTTTGGGACGTGATACTCGACAACCTCAGTAAAGCACTTGAACGCCGCTAGCGGGCCGTCCTGCTCCGCGATCTGGTCAAGCCACTCTTGCAGCCTGCCTGCGTTGCCGTCGACGAAGCGCGCAATAGCTTCGCGCGCCGCTTGGGTTGCCTTGTTCGGCACCCCCTTAGGCCGACCGCCTTTGTTGCGGTTTTCTTCTGTAAATTTTCCGCTCACGATTTCGTAATATCCAAAGCCGACGCCTTCGCCCGGAACGCCTGTTCAGCCGCAACAACCGCCGGACGCAAGTCAGCGAGGTCCGCCTCAATCCGCGCCGTCTGATCTTGCAAGGCCTTGATTTGAGAGACAAGAGCCTCGGCGCGAGTGCGGACCGATTCCAGCGAATCGAGGCTTTCCCGCACTTCATCGAACGATGCCATTTAAGTCTCCATGTTGCGTGCTGTATACAAACCCAGGCATTCAATGCAAATAGGCAACATTGAAGCATTCCCACATTATGGGAAATTACTTCACATGTTAAGTATTAGGTCGTAGGACAAGCCGAGCCGCCTTGCTTCTACCTTACCGGCTTACAGGTAGTGCACAGGCTGGCTCTTCCAAGCATCCGTCCGGATCTGCTCGGGCTTGGTCACGCTTGCTTTAGGTTATCGCGCGTCCCTTACGGGGACCAATCGTCTACAGGGCTTTCGCCCCGGCAATAGCGGCTATGCGCGTTTATCGACCCGTAAGCGGTAGGATCGGAGGCGGCTTGTCAGTAACCTCGGGCACCTTTCTTCCTGGCTGGCATGCCCTTACCACACTGCTAACGGGAGGAGTCCGAAAACAAAAAAGCCCCTGCGTAGGGGCTTCTTGGGCGTCAGGTCTAAGTGCACGTTTCTTCAGGGCGCACCTGTCCTGCCTGCAAGGACACTATACACATCCACAGTGTTTGTCAATCCCCTAGAGCACCCTTTTATTTGCACTATTCACGGCAAATAGTGAGGCTGCGTTCTTTTTGGGTGTCATCTTAATAAAGATGCCTGTTGACAATCTTTATGCACTAGCCTAATATACACCCATCGCAGCACACAACCACCAGAGGGAGTTCCAAATGACAATCGCCACCATCCGCAAAATTCTCCGCAACGCTTTCGGAGACCGTCAGTACCGCATTACCAAAGAAAACGAAATTCACGTGCACGGCGTGATGCCTAATACCAATCAAGTGGGTTGGTATCTGTTCGGATACGTGGGCGACACCCAAACCGAAGCACAGCTCAACGATTACCAGTAAGCACACAACCCGGAGGGCAGCATGAGCAACAGAACCGACTGGACAATCAAAAAACTTGCGTTGTGGACCGCCACCCACAATGAATCCGGCGCAACCTTGGCCGCCCGCACAAAAGAGGCACTCATGAGCAAGATTAACGAATGGGAGGTCGCCCAATGCCTTGGTACACGATAGACCACGCTCGGCGCGACGCGCAAAGGCAGGCAGTCGAAAAAGCGAGGTTACTGGATAAGCCGCAAACCAGTAAGTTGGTTACTGGATTAGCACACCCCCCGGAGGGCAGCAAAATGAACATCATGCAAACGCTCTGCGCACTGCAGTCTGCCACCCTTGCGGCCAGAGCTAGGACCGGATGCCAAGCAATTGGCACAAGAGCATGCGATGGGAAAGTTCAAATCGTGCGCGCAGAGCCACTGAAGAGCGGCGATTTTGATATCACCCCATTGAGCGACTGGATTACGCCTCAAGAATGCATCAACCAATTGAACATCCTTGCCGAATGACCCTCGGTCGCCCCCGCTCCCCTCAGCTTCTTCACGCCCTCCGCCTAGTGCGCGAGGGCTCCTCTATCTCCGCCGCCGCTCGTACCGCAGGCTGCGACCGTTCCGCCGTCTTCAAGGCCCTCAAGCACGACGCTAGGCCCCTGTGCCCGCACTGCGG